TCAGCGACCCCGCGTTTGTTCAAAATATGCCAAGAGATCTGCAATGTTGGACATGCCGCCATTCGCAGATCGCGCCTTTGACATCAACCGTTCTTTGGCGCCCGCCCTTTCGATCGCTTCCGCATCTCCCGTGGCCTGTGCGGCTTTCAATTCCTGTCTGGCTTCAGAAATAAAAGCGCTTAGTGCGTCTTCCAGAGCCCAAACGGCTCGCTCGAAGGGCGGAGTTGGGCTCTTCTTGCTTGCAACCTCAATCAGGTCGTCCTGAAGTATTTGGATATGCTCCGGATACTCCTTGAGCAACTCGCGAAGTCCTTGTGGGACAGGGGGCAGTGGCAATGACGGCATGACTATCGTCCTTTGATCATTCGCTGATGTACGAGCTAATCGAACTCGTGAAAGAGTATGGCGAGAAAAACCTGTTGAAGCGCACTCTATCGTCGGTTGTTCTATTGTGGCGGGACAAACACACGCCCCATGTCGGTCTGGCCGTGGATCATGTGGATGGAAGCATTTTCCATCGTTTTCTCTCGTTCAAACCAATCGTAAGGGCGGTGCAACCACTGCATGAGAAAGGCCCGGATGGTGACGCTGTGACTGACGATCACCAGTTGGTTGATGCCCTTCTTGTCGTAGTCCCGGTGAAAGGTGCCGAATGCTTGATGCACGCGGACCGCGACATCGAACCGGCTTTCTCCCATCGGCATCCTGGCCCAGAACTTTCCCTCGAATTCGACCTGCTTGTTGTAGTGCGCGGCTTCGTGCGGGAACACCTCGGGAAGCTGTGCTTCCGGAATACCATCGAACAGACCGAACTGCTGCTCGACGAGATTGATGTGTTCGCGACGATCGAAATCGAATTTGTGGCGATCGCACTCGTCGGATGTCGTCGACACCGCCTCGACACCGCGGATTACTTCGTCGGCCGTTTGCCGCGTTCGTGCATAGGGAGAAACCCAGAACCGGGTTTTCGTCTCCGTCGTGTTGTGATCGAGGAAGTACCGGCCGAGCCATTCGCCCGAAGCGTAGGCCTGTTGCCGTCCTAATTCGGTGAGCGGAACCGCGTGGTCCGCCAGTTCAAAGTGCTTTCGTTTGTCGAGGTTGCCGGCGGATTCGCCGTGCCGGATGAAGAACAACCGGAGCGGCGTCATCGCGGACCCCGTGCATTGAAGGCGGGGCGGATGCAGATCGCGCGCAGGGGCGTTTCCCGATCATTGCGCGGTTCGGGCAATCCCGGCGGGGCGGGAGGCTGGGGGAAGGGCAGCACGGCGGAAATCCTCTTGTCCACGGGGCGAGCACGGGGGCGCGGGTCGTCAACGATCCCCAGAAAGCCGCAGGCCCATGTTAACCCGGGCGCTGCCAATTTCGCTGCCGCGGCGCGCGGAGCGCCGTGAAATTCCCTGCTAAATCAATCACCTAAGGGTTGGAAAATAAAAAGTCCATTTTCCAACCGCTTTTCCACCTGCTTTCCAACCGTCCGATGCATAGTCTGCGTGTCGCCCGCTGCTAGTGCAGCACGACGAGAAGCACGACATGCAAGACCGCACTTCCGCGCAAGGCATCTCCGACGATGCCCGCGCCTTCGATGAGAACCAACTCGCCCGGCGCTGGGACATCTCCCACCGCACGCTGCAGCAGTGGCGCCGGATGGGCATCGGCCCCGTCTACCTGAAGCTCGGCAATCGCGTCAGCTACCGCCGCGAGGACGTTGAGGCCTACGAACGCCAGGCGCTGCGTCGCGGCACCGGCGAACGTGCGTTCGCGTGAGGACGACGACCATGACCGACCTCACCCTCCTGCCGGCCGGCTTTGCCGAACAATCTCTCGCCGAACTGTCCGTCGCCCAACTGGCGGCGCTCTCCCCCCAACAAAAGATTCTGCTCGCCCGGCAACTCGAACAGGCCGGCGACTGGCTCAAGCAGATCAAGGCGCGCTTCGACGCGGCGCTGGAGCAGACCTACGGCGATCGCATCCGCACCGCGCGTAGCGATGGTGGCAAGGACTTCGGCGTGGTCCATATCGCCGACGGCGAGGTGCGTCTGACCGTGGATCTGTCCAAGCGCGTGACCTGGGACCAGACGCAGCTGGCCTCGATCGCCAAACGCATCGACGCGGCGGGCGAGTCCGTCGAGGAATTCATCGACGTGAGCTACAGCATTTCCGAGTCGCGCTTCCAGAACTGGCCATCGACGTTGCGCTCGCAGTTCGAGGCCGCGCGCACCGTGAAGCCCGGCAAGCCGACGTATCGGCTGGCCCCGAGCGAGGAGGCCTGACATGACGCTTCCCATCATCGGCGCCGACCAGCGCATGTCCGAACGCCGTGGCGTGAAGGGCGTGCTGATCGGCAAATCCGGCATCGGCAAGACCTCCCAACTGTGGACCCTCGACGCGGGCTCGACCCTGTTCCTCGATCTGGAAGCGGGCGACCTTGCGGTCGAGGACTGGGCGGGCGACAGCCTGCGCCCGCGCACCTGGAGTGAGTGTCGCGATCTCGCAGTCTTCATCGGCGGCCCGAATCCCGCGCTGCGCGATGACCAAGCCTACAGCCAGGCGCATTACGACGCGGCCTGCGCGCGCTACGGCGATCCCGCGCAACTCGCCAAGTACCACACATTGTTCGTCGACTCGATCACCGTCGCCGGCCGGCTGTGCCTGCAGTGGAGCAAGGGTCAGCCGCAGGCGTATTCGGACAAGACGGGCAAACCGGACATGCGCGGCGCCTATGGCCTCATGGGCCAGGAGATGATCGCGTGGCTCACGCACCTGCAGCACACCCGCGGCAAGAGCGTGTGGTTCGTCGGCATCCTCGAAGAGAAGATCGACGACTTCGGCCGCCGCATCCTGCAACTGCAGATCGACGGCAGCAAGACCGGCCTCGAACTGCCGGGCATCGTCGATGAAGTCGTCACGATGACCGAGATCGCCGCCGACGACGGCACGGCGTACCGCGCCTTCGTCTGCCACACCCTCAATCCGTGGGGATATCCGGCCAAGGACCGTTCCGGTCGCCTCGATCTGATCGAGGAACCGCATCTCGGTCGCCTGATGCAGAAGATCGCCGGCAGCGCGCGTCCCGCGCTGGAACGGCTCGACTTCACGCGCCCCACGACCACGACCACCATTTCGCACGCGCCGGCCATCGCCGCGCAGGAGACCCCATGACCGTCTGGAACGATTTCAACAACGCCGAACAGCAGCAGACCTTCGACCTCATCCCCAAGGGCACCGTCGCCTGGGTTCGGATGACGATCAAGCCCGGCGGCTACAACGACCCGAGCCAGGGCTGGACCGGCGGCTGGGCGACGCGCAGCGACGAGACCGGTGCGATCTACCTGGCCTGCGAGTTCGTGGTGCTGGAAGGCCCGTTCGCCAAGCGCAAGCTCTGGTCGAACATCGGACTGCACAGCAGCAAGGGACCGACCTGGGCGGGCATGGGCCGCAGCCTGCTGCGCGCCATCCTCAACTCCGCGCGCAACGTCCGGCCGGAGGACAACTCGCCGCAGGCCGCGGCTGCGCGCCGGATTCAGGGATTCCACGAACTGGAGGGCATCGCGTTCGTCGCGAAGATCGATGTCGAACGCGACGGCCGGGACGAATTGCGGAACATCATCAAACAGGCGGTGGAGCCCGGCCAGCCCGACTACCCACCGGGCGCACCGCCCGCGGCCGGTGCGGCAGCCCGCGTGGCCGCGCCGGCCACGACGCACGCCGGGCCGGCGGCCCCGACCGGACGCCCGACGTGGGCGCAGTAAGGCGCGCCCGTGCGGTGTTGGGCCTGCGGCCAACCGGCGCGCGGGTTCGGTCACCTTGACCTGAGACACCCGCCCGCCGATCCACGGCGTTACCCGCACCGCTGGGCGTTCTGCTCGACGCGCTGCCAGGACGCCTTCCATCAACTCTACGACACCTGCCGCCGGCACCAGCCGGCGGCGCTGGAGGAGCTTGTTCCCGTGACTCTGCCCTTGTCCCCCGATGCCCAGCGCGCCTGCCTGCTCGCGCTCGGCAACGCCGCCGATGCGGTCGGCTTCGCCGTGCCGCTGGCGCAGTACTCGCAGACCCAGGCGCTGCACGTCATCGACGCGGTGATCCACGCCTACGAACACCAGCAGCACCAGCAATCGCGTGCGCTGCGCGGGCTGCCGCCGCTGGACGATTTTGAAGATTCCGAGATTCCGTTTTGAGGGCGAAGCGATGCTGGATTTCAACTCATCGTCGACCGAGTCCGGACGGCTCGAGTATCTGATCGACATCGGCCTGCAGCAGGCGCGCGCGGCTGAGCCCAAACGCACCTACCTCGGCGCGTCGCGCCTGGGCGTCGAATGCACGCGCGCGCTGCAGTACGAGTACGCCGACGCGCCGGTCGATGCGGGGCGCGACACCGACGGCCGCATGCTGCGCATATTCGAGCGCGGGCACGTGCTGGAGGAGAGCATGGTCGCGTGGCTGCGCGGTGCCGGCTTCGATCTGCGCACGCGGCAGGACGACGGCACGCAGTTCGGCTTCGCCGCGCTCGATGGCCGATTGCGCGGTCACGTCGATGGCGTGTTCGTCGCCGGTCCCGAGGGCTACGACTACCCGGCGCTCTGGGAGTGCAAATTCCTGGGCGCCAAGGCATGGCGCGACCTGGAGAAACACAGGCTCGCCGTCGCCAAGCCGGTGTATGCCGCGCAGGTCGCGATGTACCAGGCGTATCTCGATCTGCACGCCCACCCGGCGCTGTTCACCGCGATCAATGCCGACACGATGGAGGTCTACGCCGAGCGCGTGCCCTTCGACGGCCAGCTCGCGCAGCGCATGTCCGATCGCGCGGTGCAGATCGTGCTCGCCACCGATGCCGGCGAGCTGCTGCCGCGCAGCTTCTCCGATCCCACCCATTTCGAGTGCCGCTTCTGCGCCTGGCAGGACCGCTGCTGGAGTTCCCGATGATCCCCGAACACCTTCCACCGCACGCCGAGTCGATGGTCTCCGCGCGCGCCGCGCACGAGGCGCTGCGCATTCCGATGCAGTGGCTCAACAACGCGGTCGAGCGCCGCGCGCGGGGCGTGCCGAACTATCGCATCGGCCATCTGGTCCGGTTCCGGTTGAGCGAACTGGAGCAGTGGCGCGATCGCCACGCGGCCGTCGTCGCGCCGCGGCTTGAACAGGCAGATGCCGCAACCGTCGTCGTCTTACCTCCGCCGGTCGCTACGGATTTCAATGGCGTGAACTGGCATCGCCGCGAAGGGCTCGCTGAGATTTTCGTGCGTCGTCACGGCAGCGACTGCCGATACTGCGTGCGCTTGCGAAGTTGGTTCGTTCGCACCGATCAAGGCTGGCGTCGGGACGACACGCTTGCCGTGTTCGACCGGGTGCGCGGCCTTTGCCGTGAAGCTGCTGCTCGCGCCCGGACAGAACAGGCAAGTCGCTGGTTGGCCAGCGCCACGACGGTCGCCGCCGTGGAGCGGATCGCGCGCCTGCGCGCGGATGCGATGCCGACCGGCGAGGAGTGCGCGCAGTGACGCATCCGTCTTTGGACTTCAACGATGCCCCGCAGGCTTCCGCGCCCGCGCATTTGCAGGACGACTCGCGCGAAGCGATCCGCATCGAGCTGATCGCGCGCCTGGAGGCGGTGCTGACGATGCTGTATCCGGCCGGAAAATCGCGCCGAGGCAAGTTCATCATCGGCGATGCGCTCGGCAGCCCCGGCGACAGTCTCGAAGTGGTGCTGACGGGTGAGAAGGCGGGTTTGTGGACCGACCGCGCCGACGGCAACGGTGGCGACATCTTCGACCTGATCGCGGCGCATTTCCGGATCGACGTACACGCCGAGTTTCCGCGCGTGCTGGAGGAATCAAGTCGCCTGCTCGGACGTGCGTCCGCGATGCCGATCGCGAAACCGAAGAAATCGCCGCCGATCGACGATCTCGGCCCAGCGACCGCGAAGTGGGATTACCTCGACGCTGATGGCCAGTTGATCGCCGTGGTGTACCGCTACGACCCGCCCGGCGGCAAGAAGGAATTCCGGCCGTGGGATGCGAAGCGCCGCAAGATGGCGCCGCCGGAGCCGCGTCCGCTGTATCACCAGCCGGGCATCGCGACCGCGGACACGGTGGTCCTGGTCGAAGGCGAGAAGTGTGCGCAGGCGCTGATCGACGCCGGCATCGTTGCGACCACGGCGATGCATGGCGCGAACGCGCCGGTCGACAAGACCGACTGGTCGCCGCTGGCCGGCAAGACGGTGGTGATCTGGCCCGACCGGGACAAGCCGGGCTGGGACTATGCCGATGCCGCCTCGCACGCAATCCTGGCGGCGGGGGCGCGATCCTGTCGCATCCTGTATCCGCCCGAAGACACGCCGGAGGGGTGGGACGCGGCCGACGCGATCACCGACGGTTTCGACATCGACGGCTTCCTGCGCGCAGGTGCCTGCCTGCCGGTCGCGCCGCAAGCGCCCGTGGTGGATTTCTCGGGATTGAACTGGCGTAACGACGACGGGCTCGCCTCCGCGTTTACGCGCCGGCATGGCGACGATTGGCGCTATTGCGCGGCCTGGGGCAAATGGTTCGTCTGGACCGGGCAGCGCTGGAACGAAGATCGCACGCTCGGCGTGTTCAATCTGGTGCGCCACGTCTGCCGGGATGCCTCCCAGCGCGCGGATAAGCCGAGCGACCAGAACAAGCTTGCGAGCGCCGCGACCACCGCCGCCGTCGAGCGGTTTGCGCGCAGCGAACCCACGCACGTGGCTGTTCCCGAAGAATGGGACGCCGATCCGTGGGCGTTCAATACGCCCGGCGGGATCGTCGACCTGCGCACGGGGCGCGTGTCCGCGCACCATCGCGGCGCGCGCCAGACGCGACTGGCGACGGCTACGCCCCGCGGCGAGTGTCCGCGCTGGCGGGCGTTCCTCGGCGACGTGACCGGCGGTGACACCGATCTCCAGGCGTACCTGCAGCGGATGGCCGGCTACTGCCTCAGCGGATCGACCAGCGCGCACGCGCTGTTCTTTCTCTACGGCACCGGTGCGAACGGCAAGTCGGTGTTCGTGAACGCGCTCTCGACCATGCTCGGCGATTACGCCGCCAACGCGCCGATGGACACGTTCATGGAGGCGCGCGGCGACCGCCATCCCACGGATCTGGCCGGACTGCGCGGCGCGCGCTTCGTCGCCTCGATCGAGACCGAGCAGGGCCGGCGCTGGAACGAATCGAAGGTCAAGGCGATCACGGGCGGCGACAAGGTCTCCGCGCGGTTCATGCGCCAGGACTTCTTCGAGTACACCCCGCAGTTCAAGCTCGTCATCGCGGGCAACCACAAGCCCGCCATTCGCAACGTCGACGAGGCGATGAAGCGACGTCTGCACCTGATTCCGTTCACGGTGACGATTCCGCACGAACGCCGCGACGGCAAGCTGACCGAGAAACTGCTCGCCGAGCGCGATGGCATTCTCGCCTGGGCGCTGGCCGGTTGCCTGCAGTGGCAGCGCACGGGCCTGCAGCCACCCGCGAGCGTGGTCTCGGCGACCGAGGAGTATTTCGAGGCAGAGGATGCGCTGGGGCAGTGGATCGAGGAGCGGACCTTCCAGCACGCGGAAGCGCGTGAAGGGACGGCGGAGTTGTACGGCGATTGGCGCGAATGGGCCGAACGTGCGGGCGAGTTCGTCGGTTCGATCAAGCGTTTCTCGGAATTGCTGCTCGCCCGTGGCTTCAATCACACCCGGATGCATGGCGGAAAACGCGCCATCAAAGGGATCTCGCTGCGCCCCAAACCCTACGCCCGCCACCACTCGGAATCCGCCGAACGGGAGGATGGTGACGTGTGGTGACGACCTTGCCGATTAACGCCTACACGCGCGCGCACACGCACGTATAGGGATATTCCTGGAGGTCGTCACCTTCCGTCACCGCGCCGTTCGATCCCCCGCTTTCAGAGCACAACACACGCCATGACCAAGACCCTTCTCGCCCTGGACCTGGGCACCACCACCGGCTGGGCACTGCGCACCCCCGATCGTCGCATCGTCAGCGGCACCCAATCGTTCAAGCCGCAACGCTTCGAGGGCGGCGGCATGCGCTTCCTGCGCTTCGTGCGTTGGCTGGACGAACTGCAGATGCTCTCGGACGGACTGCACCAGCTCGCGTTCGAGGAAGTGCGCCGGCATGCCTCCACGGACGCCGCGCACGCCTACGGTGGTTTCCTCGGCCAGCTCACGGCTTGGTGCGAACAACGCCAGATCCCGTACCAGGGCGTGCCCGTGGGTACGATCAAAAAGCACGCCACCGGCAAGGGCAACGCGAACAAGGACGCGATGCTCGTCGCGGTGCGGGGCTGGGGCTATGCCCCCGTCGACGACAACGAAGCAGATGCGCTGGCCCTGCTGCATTGGGCCATTGCCCAGGAGCGTTCGGCATGACTGTGTGGACAATCGAACTGGTCGCCGACCGATTCCAAGAGGCGGCGACGACGTCGCATCGCCTGCCCTCCGCACGGGTCGCGGGCTACTTCACGATGTGGCCTGAGATCGCGCGCCAGTCTTGGGAAGGTTACGCGGACGAACGGACATCGCTACGTCTCCCGGCGACGCCGGCAGCGGTGGAGCGTTTGATCGAGACCACACGCTGGTTGCAATGGCTGGACGAGTCGCAACGCGAACTGGTGTGGGCGCGCGCACGCAATGTCCCTTGGCGTGCGATCTGCGAGAGCCGCGGATGTCCGCGCGTGACTGTGTGGCGGCACTGGAAGCATGCGCTTGCGCTGATCGTCGTACAGCTCAACGGCGCGTTGCCACGCATCGTCGATGCGCCATCGCAGCGGCAAGCAACGTAACGTCGCGGCGCGTAGACCACGCAGCAGGATCGTAAAACAACCCCGCCACCAGGTGATCGACACACCGAATTGCGGGGTAGGCTAATCCCCATCGTCAGACAGTGGGCCTTCTGGAAGGAGCGTTGCATCGATGAGTGTCGTGCGTGTCGACCAATACCGCAGCGACGGACGCCACAAGCTGCATAGCTGGGGCGGCTGGTCGATGTACGCGGCCTTTACCGAACTGCCGGATGGTCAAGGCTTGGTGAAGATCGGCATCAGTACGGTGCCGATGAGCAGGCTCTACAGCATCCACTGCAACAGCCCGTTTCCGATCGGCGCCGCGTTGTGGGCGCATGTCGGCAACAAGTCGCAGGCGTTCCGCGTGGAGAAGTACCTCAAGCGGCGCTTCGCCGAACGGCAGACGCGCGGCGAGTGGTTTCTGTTCGATCTGAAATCCCCCGTGGACAAGGAGGCGTTCCACTCGGCATGTCGCGCTGCGTATGCGCGAGCTACGGGCGATGTGCTCGCCTGGCGCAAGGTGACGCTGGAACAGATCCGCATCGCAAATTCGTTGTCGAACGGCGAGTGGCGCGCATGAACCACGAGGCCATGCGAAATCGCAGCGTGAAGCGGCGCGGCGCAAACGGTCGCGTTGCAGCGTATTTCGCGACCGATGCGCGTGATGTTTTCGCTGCATCGACCCTGTAGTCTTTCCACCGCCACATCACTGACGCACAAGGACCACGACTGACCCACAAGGTCTACGGGTCCTCCCTGTCGCACTGCAACAGCGGGCGGCAGAGCCGCAGAACCCCGCTACCGTCAGACTGCAAACCGAGGTTTGCGCCCTTTGCAGGGGTTTGCGGTTTGCAGCCGCAGGTTTGCACGCCCCAGCGAATTTCTTCTCTCCAACCCACCGGCCATTGCGTTCGCGTTCCCCCCCTGTTCCCGGGCGCGATGGTCGGTGGGTTTCTTTTTTCGAGTCCACGATGCCCCACGCCCTCACCGTCGAGACCCGCCGGGTCGAGGCGCTGATCCCTTACGCGAAAAACCCGCGCACGCACAGCGATGCACAGATCGCGCAGATCGCCGCGAGTATCGTGGAATTCGGGTGGACCTCGCCGATCCTGGTCGATGGCGACAACGGCGTGATCGCCGGCCACGGCCGGCTGCTCGCTGCGCGCCGGCTCGGCATGACCGAAGTGCCGGTCATCGAACTGGCGCACCTGAGTCCGGCGCAGAAACGCGCGCTGATCATCAACGACAACCGCATCGCACTCAACGCGGGGTGGGACGACGCGCTGCTGGTTCTGGAACTGGCCGATCTCGCCGAGGTTGGCTTCGACCTGGACCTGACCGGCTTCTCCGCCAGCGAGATCGAGCGCCTGCTCGACCTGGTGGAAGAAGGCGATGCGGTTGGTGGCGATACAGAACACGCATTGCGTACTGCGGAAGCGGCGAACGACGAAGGTGCCGACGCCGACGAGCCGGAGGACAACGACGAAGACGGTGACGACGACCGCGATCCCGTACCGCCGATGGCGCCGGTGTCCCGCGCGGGCGATGTCTGGATCATCGGGCCGCACCGGCTGATCTGCGGCGACGCCGCCGATCCGGCCGTGGTCGCGACGCTGATGTGCGGTGAGACCGCACATCTGTGCATCACCTCGCCGCCTTACGCGCGGCAGCGCGACTACGCCAGCGGCATCGGCGATTGGGACGCGCTGATGTGCGGCGTGTTCGCTGCCGCCAACGATGCATTGCGCGACGACGCGCAGCTGCTGGTCAATCTCGGCATCGTCCACGACGACAACGAAGTGCAGCCGTATTGGGACGCTTGGATCGCGTGGATGCGCGCGCAGGGATGGCGTCGCTTCGGCTGGTACGTCTGGGACCAGGGGCCGGGTCTGCCGGGCGACTGGCGCGGCCGTCTCGCGCCCAGCTTCGAGTTCGTCTTCCACTTCAACCGCCACAACCGCAAGGCGAACAAGACCGTGCCGTGCAAGTTCGCAGGACAGGACATCCACCTGCGCGCCGATGGCTCGTCCACCGCGCTGCGCGGTCGAGATGGCGGGGCGCTGGCGTGGTCGCACGAACACCAGCCCACGCAGGCCATGCGGATTCCGGACTCGGTGATTCGCATCATGCGCCACAAGGGTAAGCTCGGTCGGGACATCGATCATCCGGCCGTGTTCCCGGTCGCGCTGCCGGCGTTCGTCATCGAAGCGTATTCGGATGCGGGCGAGGTGGTGTACGAACCCTTTGGTGGCAGCGGCACGACGTTGATCGCGTGCGAGCGTACCGGCCGTATCTGTCGCGCCGTGGAAGTCGCCACCGACTACGTCGATGTCGCCATCGAACGCGCGCGACAGCAGCTTCCGGGCGTGTCGATCACGCTGGAAGCGACGGGTCAGTCGTTCGATGCCGTGGCGGCCGAGCGACGCAACGCTGCGCGGGTGGCGGCATGACGCAACCGCTGCATATCGAACACTGGCCGCTCGACAGGCTGCACGGCTACGCCCGTAACCCGCGTAAAAACGATCATGCCGTCGAGAAGATGGCGGGTGTGATTCGCGAATTCGGATTCAAGATCGCGATCATCGCGCGCAGCAGTGGTGAGATTGTCGATGGCCATTTGCGCTACAAAGCCGCGTGCCTGCTCGGTCTGGAGACGGTGCCGGTCATCCTGGCGGATGATTTGACCGATACGCAGATCAAGGCATTTCGATTGCTCGCCAACCGTTCCGCCACCTGGGCGGAGTGGGACGACGAACTGCTGCAACTGGAACTGGCCGATCTGGACGCGCTGGACTACGACCTGTCGCTGACGGGCTTCGACGCCGACGAATTGGCCGAGCTGCTGGCCGGCGAGGAAACCGATCAGGTCGGCGAGACCGACGACGACGAGGTGCCGGAAGCGGACGCCGTTGCCGTCTCGCGCCCCGGTGATCTGTGGCTGCTGGGCGAGCACCGCGTGCTGTGCGGCGACGCCACTGACCCGGAACACTACGCGCGTTTGCTGGCGGGCAAGTCGGCCGACATGGTCTTTATTGACCCGCCTTATGGCGTGAACTATGCCAATAATCCCAAGGACAAACTGCGCGGCAAGCATCGTCCGATCCTCAACGACAATCTCGGCGCGGCCTTTCACGACTTCCTGCTCGCCGCGCTGACGCCGATCGTGGCGCAGTGCCGCGGCGCGATCTACATCGCCATGTCCTCGGGCGAACTCGACACGCTGCAGGCCGCGTTTCGCGCCGCAGGCGGTCACTGGTCGACGTTCGTGATCTGGGCGAAGAACACCTTCACCCTCGGACGCGCCGACTACCAGCGCCAGTTCGAGCCGATCCTCTACGGCTGGCCGGAAGGCGCACAGCGCCACTGGTGCGGCGATCGCGACCAGGGCGACGTGTGGCAGATCAAGAAGCCGCAGCGCAACGATCTGCACCCGACGATGAAGCCGGTGGAACTGGTGGAGCGGTGCATCCGCAACTCCAGCCGACCG